GCCCAGGGGAACGAATGTATGGTTCACAGGGGTCGCCTGTGCGTCTGCCAGTACAATATTGGCAAGTGCCATGAGTTACCTCATTTGAAGCTCCCTTAAACCCTAAGGTATACAGGAGTTAGTTTAGGAATACGTCAGAACAACTGACGCAGGAGGGCCCCAGCAGAAATCATCTGATAGGACCCGAGGTCCACCTTAAAGGTGGGTAATCTAGGTGACGGATACGACGCGAGGACTGTCCGAGAGAACTGCCTATGTCGCACTTTGTAGATTGCCGGGAGAGTTACAACTTTCCAGGCGCTACTCGTGCTATTCGAAGCAACTGTCCCCGAAGGGATCACTTGATGCGAATCATAGACAAATAACTCAGACTTATATCCTCTTTTGAACGCCGTCCTATAAAGGAGTGACGTCTCAAGGTTCCGAAGATAGGAACCAACATCGTAGAACCAATCAACAACGAAGGAGTAGGGAATCACTTCCCAAGCCAAGGATACAGGGTTAAGACTTGACCATCTGGCCAAATCGAAATCTTGCACCTCCAAGGTAATGCACAAAGTGCATGACTGCTTCCCCTTCAATTTGACATTACTATCAAATGTAGTGGCAAAGCCGTTGAGAGGTTCACTGAAGTTCCGTTCTATGGGTAGCGAAACTCTAGCCTTAAAGCGCTGGAGTTTGTTCAGAGTAAATCTGATGGATTCATCCGCTGCAGAGAAAACATCCTTGCAGAGAGGTTTCCAACCATATTGCCACTGAAGCCACCCATTTGCAGCATCCTTAGATATACTTTTCGAAATGCCTCGGTAACCCTTGGCGTAACGAATAGTCTTAGCAGCTGCTAAGAGCATGCGCTTGGTGGATCCGAGCTCGGCTAGTGCTACACCGAGATCAAGTTCACCTCTGACTCGCTGATTAAGCTTGTCAAGACACATGTTATAAACTAAGGTCCTGTCAGGCCACGCCAACTCATAAGGCTCAGCCAGATCCTGGGAATTAAAAGGACCTGTATGAGTGTATATGAGTTTCTTAACCGGCAGAAGATCGTAAGTATCAAACTGAATGGAGCTGCCAATTTTGCGGGTACAGGTATATCCCCATGGATTTGGAGTCACAAAGTCACCCTTTCTGAGGGTGCCTGGCGAAACCACTTCCTGGTAGATTTTACCCGTGCCTACGTTTTGGTTTGCTCCAGTCGAATGAACCTTGCGGACCATCGGCTTGGTTTTACTGACAGAGACTGCTTGCATGAAGTGTATCCAATATCCAGACGAGGAGAATGACAGACCAAATGGCTATTACGGCCACGAGGAACGCATGCTCCAACACCTTGATAATTGGGTCCTTCATAGCATTTAGTCCTGAGCGTGGAACAGTACTGCATCGCGCCCCTAGAAAAGGCAGCGATAAAAGCCCCCGCTTCTAAACATCTTCGTTGCGACGATAGGGGAATAACTCCCATTTCGTTACAGGAAGATCATCCTTAGGAGGCCATGACAAAGCTTTCAGTACTTGAGTTACAAGATCCGCGCGAGCAGTCGTTGTCGCGCACCGATAAGCGTCGGGGTCGAGTGTGATGTTCACAAGAACACCACACTCGTCCGACACCAAAAGGTGCGTAACATGATTGTCGTGCGTTTCGAGTTTCTCAGTAACTGTAGGCCGCATCATGAGCTCCTTAGG